AATGATTTGTTTAGATCAGAAGGTTGGAAAATACTACTAGAAGATATGCAAACATCAGTTGTTGGTATAAATTCTATAGAGCAAACAAAAGACGAGCAAGACCTTTACTTTCGCAAAGGACAGCTTGCAGTCATGAACAACATACTTAATCTTGAAACTCAGGTAACATTTGCTCAACAGCAAGCTGAGGGACTAGATGAGGAAGCTTAGAGATTTTAAATGTCCTAATGGGCATATTGAAGAACACTTTGTTAGTGACGACATCGTACTTACTAGGTGCGAGTGCGGTGAAGACGCTAAGAGAGTGATCTCTCCAATCAGGTCTGTACTAGAACCTCACAGTGGTGACTTTGCAGGAGCTACTATGAAATGGGCTAGAGACCGAGAAAGGAAGATCAAACAAGAACGGAAGGCAAATTCGTAAGAACCCTTCTACAAACTACCAATCTCCATAATGCTAATGCACGGGGTTTAATAATGGCAGCAAAACTATTAGATGAGCGTCCTGAAGAGGATACAGTAGACACAGCAGAACTTGATACACAAGAAGAGCAGTTTCAACAAGGGCCTCAAAAAGAGCAAACTCAAGAGACTGATGATTTACCTGAGAAGTACAGAGGTAAGTCTGCTGCGGAACTAGCGCGTATGCACCAAGAAGCTGAAAAGCTATTGGGCAAACAAAGCGGTGAAGTAGGTGAATTAAGGAAAGTTGTTGACAACTATATCCAGACACAACTCACACCACAACAACAAGCACCACAGCCTGAAGATGATGATATTGACTTCTTCACTGACCCTGACAAGGCAGTAAGTCGAGCGATTGAGAATCATCCTAAGATTAAAGAAGCTGAACAATATACTCAACAGTATAAAAAAGCTACGGCTTTAGGACAGCTTCAAGCTAGACATCCAGACATGGAAGCGATCCTGAAGGATAACCGCTTTGCTGAATGGATTAAAAGCTCTAAGATTAGGACTCAGTTGTTTGTACAAGCTGATCAAATGTACGACCATGAAGCTGCTGATGAGCTTTTCTCCTTATGGAAAGACCGTCAACAGACCGTACAGCAGACTGCTCAGGCAGAGAAGGCAGGAAGGAAAGCAGCAGTTAAGTCTGCAAACACAGGTAACGCTCGTGGCAATCCTGACTCACAGTCAAGAAAAATCTATCGAAGGGCAGACATTATTAAACTTATGAAAACTGACCCTGACCGATACCAAAGCCTTTCTGACGAGATCATGAAGGCATATCAAGAAGGGAGGGTCAAATAGCAAATTCTAGGAGAATTTAAATGGCTACTTCTGTATATCCCGCCACTGGTGGTTTTGTAGATAATACTTCTGCAGCAACTTTCATCCCCGAAATCTGGAGTGATGAGGTTATTGCAGCCTATGAGAAAAACCTTGTACTCGCTAACCTTGTCAAGAAGATGTCAATGTCTGGCAAGAAAGGTGATACTATTCACATTCCTAAGCCCACTCGTGGTACTGCGAATGCGAAGGTTGAGAACACAGCTGTAACTGTTCAGAATGCTGTTGAGACTGAAGTTCTGGTCACTATCAACAAGCACTTTGAATACTCTCGTTTGATCGAGGACATTACTGAAGCACAGGCTCTTGCGTCTCTACGTCAGTTCTACACTGGCGATGCTGGTTACGCACTTGCTAAGCAGGTTGATGATGACCTGTTTGCTCTTGGTAAGTCATTCGGTGACGGTGATGGTTCTGATTGGACTCACAGCAACGTGTACTACAATGACGCTGCTACTGGTACTACTGCTTATGCAGTTGATACTGTAGTAGCTGCTGATGTGTTCACTGATGCTTTCTTCCGTGACATGGTTCAGAAGATGGATGATCAAGATGCGCCTATGGATGGTCGCTTCCTTGCTATTCCACCTGCGTTGCGTAACGCTATCATGGGTATTGATCGCTATGTGTCTTCAGACTTCGTAGACGGTCGTGGTGTTGTTAATGGTAAGATCGGTAACCTTTACGGTATTGATATCTACGTTACCAGCAACTGCCCCACCATTGAAACTGCTGCTGAAAACGCAGCTGGTGGCGCAATCCGTGGTGCTATCATGGGTCACAAGGACACTATGGTTATGGCTGAGCAAGTAGGTGTACGCTCACAGACTCAGTACAAGCAAGAGTTCCTCGGAACATTGTACACTGCTGACCGTCTGTACGGCATTCAGGTTCTACGTCCTGAAACTGGTTTCGTCTTAGCTGTCAACGGCTAAGCAACCTCTAGCCCCTCTTCGGAGGGGTTTTCTCTTTTCTTTTTATTTGTTTTTGTCGGAGTAGACTATGCCAATATATCGTGGTGAAGGTGGGTCAGGAGATGCTAGCACTGACGCTTACGCTTCGCAGATTGCTGTTTACGCACAGACTGCCACTACAAAAGCAAATGAAGCTAGTGCTTCTGCAACCGCAGCAGCCGCTAGTGCAACTGCAGCAGCCGCCAGCGAATCAGCTGTTGACGCTGACGCTATAGCAGCAGAAGCTGCCAAGGTAGCTGCAGAGGCTGCTCAGGCAGCAGCAGAACTTGCGGAGAATAACGCTGAGACTGCGGAGAATAACGCAGAGACTGCTGAAACCAATGCAGCAGCCAGTGCTTCAGCAGCTTCCACAAGCGCCTCTAGCGCATCTACGTCAGCTACTAACGCTGCATCCTCAGCAACATCAGCATCCTCTAGCGCATCCAGTGCGTCCACAAGTGCAACTAACGCTAGTAACAGTGCATCAGCTGCATCTACCTCAGAGTCCAATGCGGCAACATCAGCAAGCAATGCAGCGACTAGTGAGACTAATGCAGCAACCAGTGCATCCAATGCCTCTACAAGCGCATCTAACGCCTCTACAAGCGCAACAAACGCATCCAATAGTGCTACAGCAGCAGCAGCAAGTGCAGCAGCCGCAGCGGCTACAGCAGCTTCTATAGGTGACCTTGATAGCCTGTCTGATGTTACTGTCACGACACCTTCAACTGGTCAAGTCCTTAAGTATAATGGTTCTGTTTGGGTTAACGACACAGACGCTGGTGGTATTTCTAGTATTGTTGAAGATACTACACCACAGTTAGGTGGCACATTAGACGCTAACGGCAACATCATTGACATGGGTACTTATGAGATCACTGACGCTAAAGTTGGTCAGTGGGACACTGCTTACGGGTGGGGTGATCACTCTACCTCTGGTTATTTAACAGGAATAACTGGACAGTCCATTAATAACTTGAGTGATGTTTATAGCTCAATGTCTCCTGTCGATGGTCAAGTATTAACGTATGATACAACAAACGGATGGCAAGCAGAGACTAGCTCTTCTCCTAATCCAGACGCTATACCAAAAGCGTGGGCTGCCGTTAATATGTCAACTGGTTTGTTAGACTCTTATAATGTTTCATCTGGCTCCTTCAGTTCTGGTGATTTTTATTTGTTCTGGGACGTGGATATGTCAGACACAGATTACGCTATTGTTACAGGACACCAACAGAATAACGGAACAACGATTCAGTTTGGAGTTTTAACGGGGTCAATAGCTGTTGGTAGTGCGCGTTTTTTGGCGTACTCTAATGGTAGTAGCACAAATTTAAGCAGATGCTACGTTGCGGTTTACGACACTTAATAGGAACTGTATGAAATTACTAAGAGAAGGCGAAGATGGCGCGGTACAAATCATAGACGCTATAAATTTAGAAAAAACACTAGCTCTTTTTCCTAATGCTGTTGAAATGGTAGGAGAGTTCCCAGACGAGTTCTTTAGAAGTGCGTGGCAACTTTCTAGTTCATCTTTAGTTATAAACTTAAATAAAGCTAAAGAACTTTGTCATGAAAAACGTAGAACTAAGCGTGATTCTTTGTTTGCTCCCTACGATAAGATAATTGCTGCACAAATACCAAACACAGACACAGCGGCTGTAGAGCAAGCAAGACAAGACATACGTGATGGTGACGCTTTAGTACAGCAGTCTATAGACTCAGCTACTACAACTGCTGAGCTAAAAACAATTATTGAAAACTATGAGGCTATCTAATGGCATCTACAATTAAACTCAAGCGTGGCTCAGGTGCTCCTACGTCAGGCACACTAGCTGCTGGTGAACCTGCACTAGACTTAACAAACAACAAACTCTACAGCTCTACAGACGGTACTGACGTTGTTGAGATAAGCCCTACTATTCCTTTTGATGGGCAGTTTGCTGACGGTAGTGTTTCTGCACCCTCAGTTACTTTTAGTTCTGATACTAATACTGGTTTTTACCGTATAGGTGCAGACACTTTAGGTTTAGCAACTAATGGAACTTTACGCGCTAAATGGGATTCTAGTTTTTCTTATTACTCCGCAGCCAATACTTCAGCTACCTATAAACAGTACCACACGTTAGGTACGTTTGTTGTTGATGTTAATGTAGGGCAAACCCCCTTTAGTGCTTATCAGTTTCAATATAATTCAGGAGCTGTGGGGTCTATAGTTGTTAATACTTCATCTACAGCATACAACACCTCATCAGATTACCGTCTTAAAGAAAACATAGTTCCTATTGAAAATGCAGTAGCCCGTATAGACAATCTTAATCCTGTACGTTTTAACTTTATCTCAGACCCCTCACATATTGTTGATGGCTTTTTAGCACACGAAGTAACACCAGTAGTGCCTGAAGCGATCACAGGTGAGAAGGATGCTGTTGACAATGAAGGCAACCCAGTATACCAAGGTATTGACCAATCCAAATTAGTACCATTACTAGTTGCTGCTGTACAAGAACTATCAGCTCGTGTAGCTGCTCTGGAGGCTAATTAATGAATCAAGTTAAGCAAGCACTTAAGTCACGTACAGTACAGTTTGGTGTAGCATTAGCTTCTTTATCTGTACTGCAAGGCTTTGTAGGTTTTATCCCTGCAAGTCCTGCTATTCAAGCTGGAGTAGGTTGTGGTATTGCTAGCGCCATAGTAATACTACGCTTCATGACAACCATGCCTGTAAGTGAGAGATGAGATGGAACAGTCCTTTATCAATATGCTCGCAGGGGCAGTTAGTGTCCTGTTCGGTTGGATACTAAAGACTGTGTGGGACGCTGTTAAAGACCTACAATCTGCCGATGATGAGCTAGTTGATAAGGTCAACAGAATTGAAGTTTTAGTTGCTGGCGAGTACGTTAAGCGCGAGGACTTCAGAGCTGACATGGACAGGTTGTTTGACAAGCTAGACTTGATCGACAAGAAGCTCGACAGCAAGGCTGACAAATGATTGCAGAGCTTGCCGCGTTCAATGCTGCGTACTCAGTAGTTAAAGAGTTTGTTGCAAACGGTAAAGACTTAACCGACTGCTTTGGTTTTATCGGTCAGATGACCACAGCCAAAGAAGACCTTAAGTTACGGCAAGCAAAGAAGAATGGCTTTACCAGTGATGCTGAAGAGTTTGCAGCACTTGAGCAAATAAAACAAGCAGAAGACGAACTCAGAGAATTAATGCAGTATTACGGGAGAGCTGGCTTGTGGGATGACTTCGTTAAGTTTCAAGCAGAGGCTCGCAAGGCTAGGCTTTTAGAGCGTAACGAGAGGATTACAAAGATTAATAAACGGTTGCAGTATATAAGTATTGTTGTTGCTAGCTGTCTTGGACTCATTGGCTCTTATGCTATTTTTGTAATAGCCAGTGCGGTTTTAGGGAATTAATATGTGGCAGTTATTAATCGGATCGGTAACTGAATTAATCGGTGGACACTTCAAGCGCAAATCTGAAGAGAAGCAAGCACAGCATGAACGTAAGCTAGAGGTCATTAAGCACGAGAGCAACTGGGATAACATCCAAGCAACTAATGCAGGTACGTCTTGGAAGGATGAGTGGTTTACGTTGTTGTTTTCTGTACCTCTTATCATGGCGTTTGTACCAGAAATGGTACACATTGTCAAAGAAGGTTTTCAAGTGCTAGAAGGTATGCCAGATTGGTACAAAGGATTCTTAGGTGCAGCTGTAGCAGCTAGCTTTGGAATAAGAACACTGAGCAAGTGGGGGAATAAATAGTGTCAATACGTGGAATGTTTGCTCCATACTTAGGAGTTCCTAATACGCAACAGACTGCCCCTACTGTTAGTGATTATACTTTTGATTTTTCAAATATTGATTCAAACGACTTAGCTAACTTAGATTTGTCTGGTTTAAATCTTGAAGCTATTAACATCCCAACGTATAATCAGGTTAACGCAGCTTTAACAGGCGGTTCTGTAGCTCCTTCTAATATAAACGAATTAATAAATCTATATAACCAACAAGTAAATTTATTATCTAGCGTAGGGACGTTAGAAAATGTTGACATTGATGATCGTCCTTACTGGTATAACACACAAATATCTGGAGCGTTAGCTAATCCTTTAGGAGTATCTGGAGAACAGTTTAGAGCTGCCTCTGGATTACCTGATTCGTTTTCTATTTATGATTCAGGTCAAGGGATCAACCAGCAAAACGCAGAAGCGGCTCTTAGTTTATTAGCAAACTCTGAAGACCCAACACAAGCTCTATCTCAATACTATGGAATTGATTTTCAAAGAGCAGAAAACCCTGACGCTAATTATACCAACGCGTCTAAATACGGGGCTGACTCAACTAGACTGTCTGAGTTTCAATCTGTTATTGAACCCGTACTACAAAAAGTAATTCCTTACATTCAGCTTACTCAAGGTCTACGGTACGATGATGCTTTAGAGTATGCTTATAAAAATGATCCAATGATTTCTGCACTTTACAATCAGTACGGTGTTGATTTATTTAGACAGACTGATGACGGATCTACTTACTTCTTTGACCCTATTTCAGGCACAGAGTCACGCACCATTGAAGTTAAAAACTCTGACTTTCGTGATGTAGGTCTTGCTTTAACAATAGCAGCAGCAAGTGCAATATTAGGACCAGCAATAGGAGAAGCCTTAGGAGGAACAGCTTTAGCAAACGCAACAGGAAAAGCCTTAGCCTCTGGCTTTCAAACAGTAGCTTCTGGTGGTGATTTTAATGATGTTTTAAAATCTATGATTACTGCTGGAGTAGCTGACTACGGTTTATCACAGCTTTCTCAAAACGTAGATTTACAAAACACTTTAAATGAGTTTGGTGAAAAGTTTGGGATTGGTACTGAAATTAGTTTATCAGGAGAATACACTACACTAGCTGATGGTACAATAGTTTTAACAGAAACTATGGGAACTAAAGGAAACTTAGGAGACTTGTTAGCGGGTGTTGCAGACGCTATGCAAAATCCTTCTAGTTGGACTCCCTCTTCAATAGAAGAAGCTAATATAATTTGGAATTTAGCTGGAGAGGCTGTTACATCAGGAGGGTCTCTTGTTGGGCAGGGTGGTTTAACCGTAGGTACTTTTTATGACTTACTAAAAACAGCTTACGGTGTTTACAGGGATTCAAACCAACCACCTCCTAAGCTACCTAATGACTTTACTATAACGTTTGATCCTGACACTAACGATCCTATTATTATTGACAAAGACGGTAATGCTATTGTTGGCATACCTCAATCAGAAGACGAAAGAAAAGACAAAGATGGCGGTGGTGGAGGGCAGTCTGAAGCCGCTAAAGATGCAGCAGCTACTGAAGCCGCTAAAGATGCAGCAGCTACTGAAGCCGCTAAAGATGCAGCAGCTACTGAAGCCGCTAAAGATGCAGAGACTGCTAAAGATGCAGAGACTGCTAAAGATGCAGAGACTGCTAAAGATGCAGAGACTGCTAAAGATGCAGAGACTGCTAAAGATGCAG